GAGCCTTTGACTTTTCACGCTCCTCTTCACTGCCGCTACGGCGAATACGGAAGAACTCCTCTGCAATAGGATCACGCTGACCCCAGGTAGCAGGACTTACACACTGGACGTACTGGCCGGTTGAATGACTATTCCAGCCATAGGAATAATAGTTAAAGAAAGTCTTGTTAGGGTCCTTAATGTTAGGAAGGAGACGAACAACGTAAGTGTTACCAGGAGTCGTCTTGAGGAAGTCCTTATACTTGGTATTGCTTGTTGTATTTTCAGTCGACTTGGTAAGAGCTGACTTGATGCTATCAAACATAGATGAGGTGAAGGTTGAATTCATATTATTTTTTAAGTTTAGTTTATATTTTTAGTTATTGCAATTATTTTTTTGTATTATTTTTTGAATGCCGAGTTCTACAAATTTCCGTGCTATAATTGAGTTATAAAACTTAGTTCGCAGAGTCGGTAGATTGACTATTAGGTCATTTCCTATGATAAACGAAAGCAGATCGGAATCAACTGTTCTTATTGTTTTATCAAAGTTCTTAAACCCCAGTAGACAATAAACATTTACTCGATGTTCCTTTAAATGCAAGAGAAACGAAAACGTGTTATTTGTTTTATGTTCAATGTAGTCAGAGATAGCTATATTATTGGATGTACAAAAATTGAGAATAAACTTTAATGACTTTTGAGTATTCTCTAACTGTTCTTGACTGTCAGGGCTTAGGGTCAATAGCTTTTGTTGATACAGTGTATAAGCTTTTGTTGCCTTAAGAGTTGTAAAGTACTCTAAGTTAAAGAATTCTTCATCGGGATACACCTTAAAAGGTGCTGTAATAAATTCGTTGAGGTTTATATGAGAGTGTTTGCTTAGAAACATAGATATCTTTTGAAGATGTCTGTGAGTCTGCGGGTCTAAATCTGAAAAGTCCTTTCTGTACTTAAAAGGTTGATTTCTTCTTGTACGTTGAACTTTTAAATGTGTATTGTAGATATGCTGTTCATGAGCTGTAACAGTATCTTCATTAAACATGAATGAATTATACGTTAACCTTTATCATTATTCAAGGGAGATCCCTTAGAATTTAAATATTTCATTATATACTTGCTCTTATGAAGGCTTGGATCAAATTTTAGGAACATTTGTACGGCTGCAAAATCTGTTTCAGCATCACAATAAAGTTTAAATAAATCTCGCAATGCTTTGTTTTGAAGAAGAATAAGGAATACGTTAGCGAGATTCATCTTTTTTGTATACATTAAAGTTACAAATGAACAAAATGACAAAAATAAGTGTTCAGCTTCGTATTCTGTAAGTGTGCTTTCGCCTAATTGGTTCTTCATTACAATGATAATAACTAATTATCATTTTAGTAACTTAAATCAATGTTTTATAATGAAAGACTTGCAAGAGTATTGATTGAAGAGCTTGAAGCTTCAGTATCGTTTACATGCTCGTCTTCTGTTAGTGTAAGAGTAGAGTAATCGATACGTAATACACAGCTTCCAAAATTTGGACCAAATCGATTTTTCATAAAGCCCATCTTAATAACACCGAGCTCTCTATCTGTTACTTCCTGCCAAATACTTAAAATTACGTCTGCCGTCATCGCTAGACCCATACTCTCAGAAATTGTATTCATTCCGGGGTCAGAAGTTGAGAATCCAGATCGGTTTAACTGTGTGGCTGATATAATCGGACAATTAAAGACATAGGAAAGTGCACGAAGCTGTTCAGTAATCTTCTTAATCTTTTCGTAACTATTATTTCCGTCAGCAATAGTAAACAAATTAACATAATCAACAACAATAGCATCAAACTTATAACCTTGGGTTAAGAGCTTCTTAATATAGGCTTGTAGATACCCAATAGTAATTGTTGATGGTGGAAATTCCTTAATAAGAATTCGTGCTTCTGGATTTGAAGATGCATGATTCTCAAGACTCTGTTTAAGAGTAGCTGTATCTGTTTTAATTCTACTAAGAGGAATTTTAGTAATGTTAGCAGAAAGACGTTGAGCGTAAATTAACTCAGGCATTTCAAGAGTTACTAGCAAAACACTCTTACCTTGATTTGCAATATTAATGGCCACGTTACCAAGAAAGATACTCTTACCGATATTTGTTTCACCAGTAAACAAATACAAAGATCTTCCGGACTCTAGAAACCCGCCACCTATTCTATCATTCAACCAATCCCACCCAGTCGGGATATAGTTTACTTCTGAGTTTAAGTTGTCGACAAGTACATCAACATCTTTTAGAAGATCGTGACCTACATTTGTAGTTAGTGAAACATTACATGCCTTTTCAAACTTCTCAAGAATAGTAGACGTATTGACCTGATTTTTATTTAAATCATCCACAACATCCATCATTGTATGGAAGACAGCTTTTTCTTTTAAGAACGTTTCAGTATTTTCTGATAGCTCGTCTGAATTTAAATTTTTATCCAAATCACTAAATGTCGTTACAACTTTCTTATACGAATTCTTAAGCTCTGACGTTGTAAGGTATGACTTTATCTCTGTTAAGGTAGGGGTCGTTCCACGCTTATTAAAAAACTCTCTAATAATACCAAAGATATTCTTAATATCATCATTCTTAAAATACTTTGGATCAACATAATCAACAATAGAAGATAGATATGTCTCATCAGTCAATGCTTTATATACAAGCACTGTTTCAAAGTAATCAAGATCTAGCTTCGACATGCAGTTATAATACTATCTTATGCTATTAATAGCTAGCATATTCTTTCAAAAATTGTGTTTGATTTTTCTGAAAAGTTAAATCACTAAAGTTTCGTAGTCCAGGTGATGCGTGAATAAGATGAATAGGAGCCACACCGACTTTTAATTTCTTTTTATTAGCATCCAAGCAGCTTGAAATATCATAAAGATGGAAATCATAATTTTCGTTAAATCTCCACCCTACCTCTTTAGCTCTTTTGACATTAACCGACATGAATACTCCATCAACAATAGCTGTACGTGTCGGAACAGGACCGAATGGAGTTGTCATAGACTTACCTTCATGAAGGTGCGCTACAGCTCCATGTAAATTACCACCACCAAACCCTCCACACATTAGATGCCAGAGAGCTGGTGCCTGTATTTTACAGTTATTACCACCTGCAACACCAATTATATCATAATCCGTGTGATATTTTTCAAGCTTTGCTTCTAACATTGCATCGTCAAAATAAACATCATCATGACAAAAAGCAATATAGTCATAGCTATGATCTGAATATAAAAATTCATTATATCGCTTACTAAGACCCTCTTTGTTATTTTTATAGAGATGCAATGTAATTGGATTCTTGATATATTTGTTAATTACATCAATACTGTCTTTGAGTATTGGCGTTGTTGATCCTTTAGTGCATGAAAATATAGCTACATTACTCATAAAACAAAAAATGGTGAATTGCTTTGAAAGCCGCCAATAGAAGTTAACCCTTCATTAGTCATAAGATATAAAACCCCTTCATCTAATGCTCTAAACTTTTTATATGGTAGGGATGAAAACGCATTAGTTAGGAAATTTGCATACACCGTACTTCCTGATCGTGCTAAATAAACATTATTTGAAAGCTTATTATAAATCCATAGACCAAATGTACCTTCAAGCTTAGATAGAACATCACATAGAGCTGATACTTCAGTCAATCCGTCGTCAGTAGCTTGACTTAATAATGCTGGAATCACGGATGAATCAACTTCATTATAGAATACACCCTTTCTTAAAGTCTTCTTAAGAGCCTTGTCATTTGTTAAAACGCCATTATGTGCAACAACCCAGGTACCACATACAAACGGGTGAGATGTTTCAGGTTGAAACTCACGAACTGAACTTGTAGGAGCTTGTGTATGACCGAGATAATAATAAAAGTCTTTCGGTTTAAGGTTTATCTCACTATTTGATACCTGCATATTTTCATGCATATCTGCAATACCTTCAATATGCATTCGTGCATCATAATCAAAACTTAAGAACAACCCACCATAAGCAAAGCTACCTCGGACTTTACACATATCGTAAATATCAGCAAATTCATTAAAATCATTAGAGCCGAAAATAGCACAAATAGCGTTACCCTCCTCTCCTGTTTGAATAAATATCATTCATAGTATGTATTATTATATCTACAAAATAACCAATATCAATAACGGAAAATTTTATATTGGATCACATAGAACTAATGATCTCAATGACGGTTATTTTGGTTCAGGTATATACCTAAAACGATCAATTAAACGTTATGGTAGAAAATCATTTATTAAAGAAATCTTATTATATTGTAATAACGCAGAGCAAATGATACAGAAAGAAACAGAGTTACTGCAGCGGTATAAAAATGATCCTGTGTATAACTTGAAATTCTGCTCTTGCGGTGGTAATACACGTGAAAGGTATACTAAAAAACAAAAGCAGGTATATATACAAAAATTAATTGATAATCCTAAAAGTCCTATAGGTAAAAAGGGTGCACAGTCATTTAACTACGGCAGACAGGCGTCTAAAAAGACAAAACAAAAACAAAGTAATACTCATAAGGAGCGCTTTGTAGAGCTTAAGACAGATGCTAAAAAATGGAATATGTGGAAACAAAAATATATACCACGCGCTCTTAAAAATCAAAAAATAATGACAGAAATTATTAGTAAACCTGTGAAACTCACTAAAATTAATACCGGTGAGAGCATGACATTTAAGTCGAAAGCAGATTGTACAAGATATCTCAATATTGTGAGTACATCTGCTCTTGAAAGATATGCACTGGGTAAGTTCAAGAATAAGTCAAGGTCATTAGATATACTAAAACAATACAAGGTTGAACTTCTATATACCATGAAGAATAAATAATTCAAGCATATGAATCGTGATACACACCTAATTTTTGAAGCTTATAAGCAAAAGCAATTAAAACTTATTAATGAAATGGATATTGGCGCCGATTTCGGTCCATCACTAGGTGCTGTTTCCTCAGGTGTAGCAGAAAGAGAGAAAAACGCCGATACATATATTTTTAAGCTTCTTAAATCAAAGAATCCTGATAAATCTCATGATGAGATTGTAAAGATGATTGTAGAGCCTCTCTACAACGCAATTTTCGTAGATAATAAGTTTTCAGCTAACGGCTCACACAAAGACCAAATGGCTAAATTGCAGACAGCTTTAGAAAATGAATTAGCAAAATCATATCCGAAAGCTCAATCAAGTTATACAGCAAGAATTATTAAGAATTTTCTAACACCTGTTGTCAAGATTCTTGATGCAGAGTCTCCAGAAGTTGAAGGTGGTAAGGAAGCTGTAAAGGCTGTTAAGCAGGCAGTTGATAAGGCTGCGGCAAAGAATGAAGTAAAAGCACCAGAAGGTGAAGCTGCTGCAACACCTGAAGGTGAAAATAAAGAGAGTGCAGCTCTTTTACAATATGCAGTAGATCAAGCTAGTGAGGGAATTAAAGAAGATGAATTAGTAGAGATTCTCAAACAACATATCGTGCAGAAAGATCCAGATATTAGTGAAGCACGTGCTAAAGGTCAGGCTAAGGGTATTATTAACAAGCTCGTTTCTTCTAAAGTTCTTAGTAAGAGAGGTAGTATTGTTGAGCCAGGTGACAACGCTGATGAATTTGCTGAAAAGGGCGATTTGTCGCTTGTAAATGCAGATCCGAGAGAATATTTAGCTCAAACCGGTGTACGTGGCGGTCGCCCGACAACAGGTCGATCAGTCTTCGGTGGTGAAGATAAATTTGGTGGAATGTTTGGTTAAACCTTACCAAGTAAATGGTCCCAAGGAATATTCCTGGAATACTTAACTGGGTCTTCAATACCTGCATCAATAAACCCCTTAAGTCGGAGAGCACAAGCTGTGCATTCTCCGCATGCTTCATCTAAACCTTCATAACAGGTCCAGGTATTAGCAAAATCTACACCTAGAGAGATACCTAGTTCAATAATCTCTTTCTTTGATTTATCAATAAGAGGTGCTTCAATAGTAATTTTATTTCTACGATTAAGAGCTGTAACATTATTAATAGCAGAAAGAAATTCTGGTGACCCATCGTAAAAACCTGCTACGCTGTCAGCTTGTGCTGCACCGTACCAAACAGTATCTATATCTCTATCCTCAGCTATACCAATTAAAATTGATAGAAACGTCATATTACGGTTGGGTATATACGCTGTAGATTGCGGGTCACCCATAATTTGTGTTGTCTTTGGTACTTTAATATCGTTATTTGTTAGCGCAGATGTTTTATACTGATTGATAAATGGTAGTGGTAAAATATTATATTGTGTTAAATTATCTAATAATGATAGTTGTTGTTCAGCACAACAAAGTTCCTTTTTATGTCTCTGACCGTAATCAAATGACACAGCATGCACGTGTTTGAATTGTTTAGAAGCTAGGTGTAAAAGTACAGTTGAGTCAGCACCACCGCTAAAACTTAAAATAATAGATTTCTCATGCATAATTATATATTAGATTAAAATTTTTAAAAATCAATAAACTCCACACACCCGTCCCATAAATAATTTTGTATGTTTGGTTATATCTATATAATAAAAAATCTACTCAATGGTAGGCAATATATTGGAAAAAAGAAAATATGTAAAAATCATGAAAAATATTTTGGTAGTTCGAAATGGCTTCGTAATGATATTAAGCTTCATGGTGTACATAATTTCGAGAAAATAATTATAGAATATTGTAATAGTGCAGATGCGTTAAATATAAGAGAAATATACTATCAAAAATTATGGAATGTTAAGTCTTCTCCAGATTGGTATAATATGCATATACAAACGGAGAATTTTGATACTACAGGGTTACGTTACAAATATAGTGAAGAGCAAAGGAAAAAAATATGGCCTATAAAAAGAAGAGAGTTGATGTCAGAAAAAATGAAAAACAATAATCTTAATAATTTACCTGGTGTTAGTGAAGCAAAGAGTAAACGTTTAAAAATTAATAATCCATCTTTTCGTATAGAGGTTAAAGCTAAATTGAGTGAGATTAAAAGTCAACCTTTTAAAGTAAAACTACCCAGCGGAGAAATAGTAAAATTAAAAAATAACAAGGACTTTTATACACAATTTGGTTTTGATGTATGTTTTTTAAAGAAAAAAGGGAAACTTAAACAAGGTAAGGGTAAAGGATTTGAAATAATTAAATAACGTTACTAATAGGAACTACAACCTTACTCATTTTCAATTACCTCAAGATCATCTGCCGTAGTCTGATTACTATTATATTTGTAATCTTCTGCAAGCTTTTTGTCAAGCTCGGGGATAATAAAATCTTCAAAGAAGGAAAGATCTCTTACAAAATTCTTAGCATAGCCAAGCTTGTCACCTTTCTTATACTTACCTGAATCCATACCGACAACATAGGTAGAACCAGTTTGTTCGATAATACCACGAGCGGTAGCCATCTGAAGAAGACCACTGTATTTGTTAAGACCTGACTTAAAGGAAAGATACATTTCAGCTTCAAGGAATGGTGGTACAAAACGATTCTTAACTGTTAGTGCACGAATTGTAGTACCAGAGTATTTGTTAGCTTCAGCAAGCTTACTTGTATCTACGGCACCTGAATCTCCCTCACCCTCCTTTTCGTTTCTCTTGGCAAGCTGAACAAGAATACTTGCCATATAAACTGGACCTGAACCACCTGATTGAGTCTTAACTAATGATGGGAACATGGCACCAGGATCGGAATAAGTGTGATTGGTGAACAAAATTGTTACACCCGCCTTACCAGCCTTATAGGTAAGTGTTCTAAGCATTGACTTAAGTGACTTAGCTCTAAGACCCATATCAGCTGCTGATTTATCCTTAGCAATATCATCAATTTCTTTCTGAGAAGAAAGATTACCAAGACTGTCGATACTAATAATAAACTTACCTTGTTGACCTGCCTCAATTACGCTGTCGAGGAAAGCTGAAATCTGATTACGGCATTGATCAACAGTATAAACTGGAACATACTTTGTTTTACTAGCATCAAGACCGACGCCCTTTGTTGAGCTCTCGTCAATAGCAAACTCAGTATCAAAAATAACGGGAATAACTCCCTGCTTTTGAGCATTAGCAAGAATCTTATTAACAATAAATGTCTTACCTGTCATTGACTCTCCGGAGAAACCAACAATACGACCCTTAGGTATGCCACCTTTACGGCAGCTACCACCGAGAATAGCATTAAGAGCATAACAACCGGTATCGTACCAGGTATCAACATTTGACAATGCATTTTCATCTAGCATTGTTGCTTCACTATTCATTGCATCAAGTTTTTTAAAAATATTATCAATCTCTTTACTCATATTCAAATATTATAAAACCTTATCTACTGTAATCAACATAAAAAAATACCCGGCTTTCGCCGGGTATTTTTTACTGGTTTCTTTGAAGAGCAGATTACGATTTTTTACTCATCAAAAAGCTTGACAACACCTGCATTAGCAGGGGTAACGAGAAGGGCGTCAACGAACAACTTGCTGTACTGGTCAACAAGACGGGTGTCGTTTTCTACGTTAAGGCCGTGAACAGTATTGGCATACTGGTACTTCCACTGTGTACCCTCTTCCTTGTTCTTGTCGGAGACGAACTCACGGAAGTAGAGAGGGATGGTCTGAACGTTAAGCTGACCCTGTGGGGTTGGCTGGACGTGGATGATTGCTGGGTTCTTAACCACAAATGAGGTTTCGTCAGAAGAGACGAGCTCGCCGATCGTTGTGCGACCGATGTGATCAATGAAGGTGATAAGGTTTAGTGTATCGCTCATAGATGTATATATTAAATCATGTATATTAAAAAATCAACTAATCTAATCCTAAAAGATCAAATAAATCTGTCTGTACTGCCATAGCAGGATCCTTAAGCTTCCAGTTAACAGCCTCATAGAAACGTTCAATTACCTGAAAGATAATTTTCTTAAAGATAAACTCATAATCTGGTTCAAATATCTCAGCAAACTCCTTTGGATAGTAATACTTGTATCCAATTACTGATATACCATATTTGTTCGGTTTGCGTACATAGAAATATCGAATCTTATCACCAGAAGCAATCGATTCATATTTTCGTTCAATATTAAACTTCTCAAGTAAGAGATTATGATAGTAAGCAGCTTTAACGTGAATAGGCATTCTCTTTACAGTATTAAACTCTTTACTATAGGTAGCATATTTTTCATATCCCTTAACACCCATTACAGAAGCAATATCTTCTACAGGTAATGTTTTGAATACTTCATACGTCTCGTTGAAAATCTTATTTGTATCAGTAAGAGACTTTGTCATAAGCATTGTCTCAATGATGCGTTTTACGTAAGGTTTAATTTGTGCAGGCATGGTTGTACGTACAACCTCAACACCTGTGTACTTAAATTTATTACACGGAATACCCTCAACATCGAGTAGATGGAGAACGTAACGTTTCTTCTGTAGGAAGATACCGCTATCAGCAATTGCTTCTCGCTTAAACACCAATCGACAATCTGCAGAATTTAGATCAGCTTTACCCCATTTTACAATCTCAGTATTAAGATGATCTTCAATATCTTGAACTGCCTTATAATATTCAGGTGTTACATTCCCCTTCTTGTCGTATGTTTCGATACCTCGAGCCTTAATGAGGTGCTTAATCGAGATATAACTGCTGTCAGTGTCGTTGTAGATAATAGGTGAGTTCTCTGCAAGATACTCATCGGTAAGACCGGTATTATCTTTTATATAATTGGTTAGAATCTGATTAGATTGCTTAATAACGGCCTGACCGGTAAGGGTAATGGAGTTGGCAAGATCATCATCACCGAGAGGACTGTGCTTGTTACCGAAATACCCGTAAATCGTATTAATAAGAATCTTAATAGTATGCTGACGTATATTAAGGTTGTCTATTTCATTTTGAACCTTTTTGTAATTAGAATCGGTTTCTTTAACATTAAGCGCTGCTTTTTTGGCTTTGGTTAAGAGCTTTTTAATCTCAACGCGCTTTTTGTAATAATAGTCAACAGTGATTGGAATAATGCCTTTCTCTTTCTGTGAGAAAAGAACGTCAGCTCTCGATACAGCTAACTGTTCAATCTTAATAAAGTCAGCAAGCTTTTTATGCGATAAAGTATATTCCTTATTATTAACATGCCTGAACACAACCCCTTCCTCTGTCCTCTCTATAATCTTACCTACCTTTGTTTCTGGAGATAGATTAAGAGTAATCATCATATTTGGGTATAGACTGTTAGCATCAAAAGATACAACATGCTCTTGGAAATCTCTCTGCGGTTCACCTACATAAGCACCAGCATTCTTTTCACCCCCCTCTTTAATTTCCTTTACAAAGGTTGGAATGCGCTGATTCTTTGTACGAGCTCGAATTGAACAAAGACCCGTAATAACAGAGAGCGATCCAAGCGCACCTTCAAACGTCGTAAGTCCTGCGTATGCAATCATTCGAAGAAGTTGGATATATTGAAGCTTCTTTTCAAGATTAATAAGGAGGGTAACGTCCTGAATGTTATACTCAACAAACAATTCCCAATTCTCTTCTGATAGACTTGCAAGATCAGTATCACCGTAATCGATCTTACGCTGATCTAACTCAATCTCACCGATTGCGTCAAGTTTATATGACTCACGCAGTACAGGACAAAACCTTTTATAAATTTCTAGATAATCAACACACGATATACCTTCAATATGCCAGCGAGTCTGCTCCCTACCAAACTTACCCATAAAGGTACGCGCACGCATTGAACCAATAGGTGATAGTCGGCGTACTTCATCTTCACCTACAATCTTTGTCATACGGTTAATGATATAGGGAATATCAAAGAATTCAGAGTTCCATCCTGAAAGAATGTCAGGGTAATCCTTTGAAAAGAAATCTAAGAATTTACTATATAATTCGCGCTCAGTCTTACAATAAATGTACGTTGTCTTATCGTTTGCTTTTGTAAATGGCTTAGTACCCCAAGCAGTATATCGCTCTGTTATCGTATCGTAAATCGTAATGATATTAATAGGATCCTGCGGGTTATTAATATCTGGAAACGCATTAGGACTATAAGTCTCAATATCGATAAAATATACCTTCAAGGGATGTTTTGAAAACTCATCCTTTTCGTTATCCTGCCAGAAGGTGTCAATAAGAAATTGCTGTTGAACGTTAAAATTATCAAATACGCGTTCAATTTTATTATCCTTAATAAATCGTGAACGCTCAGATTGATTCTTAAAGCGCTTCTTCTTTAACTTTGTATTAAAGATACTCATTGCATCTGGAGCATTGTTTGTCTCCAGATAGATATACGGTTCGTACGTTGAAGGTACTGTTATCCTATTACCCTGGTCATCCCAGGTATAAAGGTTCATAGTCTGAGTACGCTGAGAGTATGCTACGTTTCTAAACACAGATATAGTATATCGGAATAAATCCGGTAAGTCAACTAGCTAATTCCATTAATAGCGTTAAGCAATTTACGCTCCGGGTGACCGTATGGATAATTGAACAATTCAACGTACTTGTTGATATTATCCTCATTTTCAAGCCAACGAGTATCGGCTGTCCTACGAGCCTTAGCTGAAATGTTCATATAACGGCCCTTCTTAGAAAGAACATCGTCAATAATTTCAATCATTTGCTCGCCTGTAGAGAATCTAAAAGGTGCATCCTTATAGGTACAGAGATTCTGACAGGCAATTGGTAGACCGTAGCAGTTTGCTTCAATAAACTTAAGATCTGACTTTGACTTATTAAAATTATTGTCCTGTAATGGAGCTACCATCATATTAATATTGAGTTTACTAATCTTCTCAGGGTAACTATAAAGCTGCTCCCATGGGTGATACTCCATCTCACCGTTCTGTATAAACTGATGTAATGGGAGCGGATAAGCGCCTAGGAATACCCATTGATACTTGTGACGGGTATCTGCAATAGCTTTATTAACGTGTGCAAAGTCATCATTCTGGCCTACACGGTTATCGACGTCAAAGTGTGCTCCAGATCCAGCATAGAGGATTCTTGGCTTCTTTCTATATCGGTCGAAGTTATCTGAAATTTTCTTTTCATTATAGAAATTACCCATCCACCACTTAGGAATATAATTGGGGATAACTGTAATGTTCTTGTTAGATGTCTTACCCATGTAGTACTCCTTCATGAAGTCACATGTTACAGTAATCTCGTCACATAACTCCATAATCTCTTGTGCAGTAGCACGAATCTTTGGATCGGTAAAAGCAGGTTTAAATTTATTATACTCAGGAATATCTTCTGAAAAGACAAGATCATCAATCTCGTAAATAATACGGAATCCAAACTGTCTACTAACATCCTTAAGAAACTTTACAAACTGTAATTGATGCTCTGTGGCTTGGCGTTGAATACGAACAACTTGTGTGCCTCTAAAATAGTTAGGATCCAAATTCATAACTGTACTACCGTGTACAATCATTTTTTGATGAGCATTTAAAAGATGTTCAGGCCAAATCATTCTCCAAAAACCACAGCCACTATAATCTGCGTAATACTGAAGTACGCGCTTAAGATCCATTTCCGGTGGTTGCGGAATTTGTTGCTGAGGCTGAGGTTGAGCAGGTATCATACCACCACCAAACGGTGAAGCAAAAGGACTAACAAATGGCGAAGAAGGAAATGGATTAAACATGAGCTTTATATTTTATGATGTGTATTCGTTGAAATCAACACGACGTGTTATGCCGTTTACCTTTTCTAGAAAAATAATATTACCGGTTGCAGCTTTAATGCTTTCCTTACGATGACTGATGACCATAATTGATTCGTTAAACTTCTCAATACGTTCCTTAAGAATATTGATAACCAATTCAACACCACGTTCATCTAGACTTGAATCAAATAATTCATCATAGATACTAAAATTAAAGCATACATCGCCCTGTAATCTTCTTATATCCATGAAGGCAAAGAGACAGGCTAGATCAACACTCTTTCTTTCAGCTCCACTAAAGTTAAAATATGAGCATTCTTTACCTTTTGTATCAACAATCT